CAATTTACATTTTAACGCTTTTATTTATTTTGTATACTTATTTATTATCTTAATTTCAATTTATTTTATTTTATTTTAAGTTTTAAATCTTAAGTAGGTGATGTCTAACCGTTAGTCTAGTGTATAAAATTTTAAAAATCAAAAACATATATAAAATTTCAAAATTCTAAATAGTAGTAGTAATATTAATAGATCAACGTAAAGAGTGCTGGTGCACGGTGTTTCCCAAGACATCTACATACCCAGACGCGGACAAGAGATTAATATTATTTTTAGGCAATTTAGTACTTGAATGCTACCAAACTTAATTAAAATTATTGGAAAGTATAACGCAATATAGATGAGTAATCATTACGAGATCACGAACAAGAGGTATCTGCTTGATTAACTGTGTCCAAGGGGGCCTCAATACTGTGGAGCTAATGCGACAGAAAGTAATAAAGTGTTGTACTGGAATTTAGTTGAGATTAAGGTTACCAAATGGTAAGTACACCCACCCACCGACAAAGGACTTGTACCGCAGCTGCATGGTTCGCCAGGGTCCATAAATACTGGTGTGAAAGTAGCATAAACAAATTAATGACAATTACAAACTACTAAATTATACGATTTCTTTTAAACAAACCAAGTAATATTTTAAATAATTAACCAATTCTAAAACCATTTTGATTAACGTGGGAAATTAATCACAATGGCATCATTTTTACCAAGAATAATTTATAATAATAGTTTAGATAGTAGTTACTTAGTGTTGAAGCAATCCGTGGGATTGAAACACGTAAGTGAGAAGGAGTTCAATGACCAAGATCTACCTGTAATAGTGATTAATAAATATAAGTGCAAGTTTTCTGGTTTTACCAGGGCACATGCACGACGTATTTTATTGATCGTATTATTAGGGTCAAATGAGACGAGGGACAGTAACGAGAGGAAGTTTTCTAAACAAAGTCATCAACGTTTAGATGTTCGCTATAATATCAGGAAAACGAACCCGGAAAGTAAGGTGTTTAGAAAGTTGGTGAGAGAGGTTGTGCCTGAGGGCATACTAAGTGACATTGGCAATGTTGCTACAGGCGTGCAGACAGCAATAAATGTGTTTAAGTTTTTGGGTGAGCATAGACACATGATGGAAGCAGCAGTAGGAAGTGCTGATACAATGATACCGAGGGTTATCAATATCTTAACTGACGGTATGTTGTTGTTGTCAGAAGCGATGGAAGGTGGTATGAGTGTACACAAGTTTGCACGCTGCTTAATACATATTGCAAGGATTTCTGTGGGTGGTTGTAAAGTTTACAGGCAAACAACCCGTATTGTTGAAGCGCAGAGTTTAGAGAGTACTTTGTCAGCTTTATTACTGAGTTTAACTAGTATGGCCTTACCGCCAAAAGTTATTGAAGTAGTAAAGAGGATGAGCATATTCACTAATACTAAGCTATTTGATGATACGAGTTTGTTGTTGGTACTATGCAACGACTTGCTGGAGTATATAGAACAATGCATTGGATATGTAATTGGGCAGCCAAATTTCGGGTTCTCTACCATGATTCGTAATGTTTTTAAAATCGGGGAACATTATATGATCATAAGGGATATAGAGGCGTACATTCAGCGGTCAAAGGTTGACACGCGCATGTTTCTGTGTGAAGATACGCGACTTAAAATCAGTCAACTGTACGACAAAGGAGAACAAAATGCAACGTTTATTGAGTGGAAGAAAACAAGCGCCACGTTGCAAGTGAAGTGGAGGAAGTTTGTGGATATATACAAAGTTGCCAAGACGTATGATTCATCAGATAGAGTGGAGACATTTGCGTGGTGTTTTGAAGGACAAGCGGGAACTGGGAAGACAATTATGATGAATTATTTAATCAATGCGTTAGGACGGAGTGTATATTACCACAATTTTAAGACGGCAATGGAGGGCAAGGATTTCTACGATCAGTACAATAATGAGGAAATTTTTGCATCAGACGATTGTGGGTCTAAGGGTCCAAGTGAATATAGTGCCTTTATCAAGTTAATATCAAGTGCGAAAGTTCCTTTAGAGTGTGCCGAAGCAAATAAAAAGGATACAAAATTTTTTAACAGCAAATGCCTAATCTATACTGCGAACCATTTCAGTGATATTCATGGGTTGTCAAAGGCCGATAATATCGCCGAAATACAAGCTTTGTGGAGACGGGTGTTGGTTTTCACTTTTGCTACACGACTACAGGAAGATGGAATTTATAAGGGAACTATATCATGTAAATACTATGATCAAGTCAGAGGACAATGGATTCATGATTTGCCACCAGACATGATTGCATTGTGGGAGAGGATGGCAACTGGGCGAGAGTTGCAAAAAGTGTTCACATTTTCCAACGATGTGCAGAGAGAGGAGTGTGTGTTGTGGATGGCAATGTTGTTCGGGTTACAGGAGAGATTAAAAGAGGATCAATTTACTGGTAATAGAGTGGAGAGTAGACTGAAAACGAAGGTTGACAAAATGTTTCAGGAAGTGTTCAGTAAACGGAGGGAAGTCGAACCGCAAATTGGTCCAAGTACGAGGTCTATCCCACTCGGAATAGCTACAGTAGTGATGCATGGTGTTGAGTACATTAAAACATTATTTTCATCAAGTCTGTTCACAGCATTGGAGTTGTTCAAAGACTATGTTGTGAAACCAGTATTTACAGCAGCCATGATGAATCCGTTTTTGACGGCTTTGTTAATGGTCTGTTTTGGATGCTTGGTCACTGCTATGTTTCAACGTAAGCAAACCCCGTATGCACAGAGCTGGGAGAGAGTGTTGCAAGTGAGTGAGAAGAACAAAAAGATGTCACCTTGTGTAGAGTCAATCAAGAAAAACTTCATGATTTTCCATGATGATAAAGGAGGTGTTGTTAATTGCCTTGTATCAGGTCATTATATTGTGTTGCCGTTGCATGGAGTGCAGGAAACTGAAGGGTTTGCTACATTATATGCAACTGCAGCAGATATGGATGCTGAAAACAGGGCAATTGATCACATGCCTTATCGTTGTGTGTACACGAATGTGGAGGAAGATGTTGCTATCTTACAAATGGATAAGTACACTATATCAGCTTTTAAGTGTATGAAAAAGTACTTCGCAAGAAGCGCAACAGTCAAAGGGAAGTGGCTTGTTGCACCGTCCGTCGCAATACCGCTAGATGGTGAGTGTAAGACAGCAAAAGAGGATTTCTGTTATTTGATCAATGACGTCATGCATGTTATCGACCGCCAAGAAGCGATAACCTACCCATACTCATTTAAAGGTTTTTGTGGTGCAATGGTGTTTGATGAAGGATTGGGTTTCCTCGGTATGCATGTGGCAGGAGGTGATACTAATGAAGGTTTTGCAAAGCTTTGGAGCCAAGCCACTGTTGATGATATTGCTAAAGTCTTAAATGACGATAAGTATATTATTAACAATGAACTGGTTGTTAAGCCGCGTAAAAACTTTAGCGGTCAGCAAATAGACACAGGAATTAGCGTGTCAACTCCTAAAGAGACAAAGTTGGTCAAGTCAAGATTGTATGAAGCGTTTCCAACAACACGATTTCCAGTCAACCTAACATTGAATGGACCACATACTGTCAAAGACTTGTTCAAAACGTCCATGTGTCCAGTCTCAAACATCGATAATTCACACTTGAAATTTGCAGAACGTGTATTGACCACGTGTTTTGATAATTTTAAGCCGCTAACTGAACAACAGGTAGTGAAAGGTACAGACATATTATCCGGTCTAGCCAAGGACACATCAACAGGAATGTTTTCAGAGAAGGATAGGTCAGCGTATATTGATTTTGAACGAGGAAGTTACACTGATTTACTGAAGGCTGAAATTGGTGACATGAAAAAGAAGATTCTCACAGGTGATATAACAGTCAACGATATCATTGAAAAAGCAACACTGAAAGACGAACTACGCAATGAAGAGAAAGGAGGAGAACCGAGGTGTTTTATTGTCTTAAGATTTGTATTGCAAGTCATGACGAAAGGGTACGTAGGAGGAGCTGTTGAAAGTATTATTAGAAACAAAGAGTTTAACGGTATACAAGTTGGTATAAATCCATATACTGATTTCGATAAACTGTGGAATAAATTTAAAGGATCTGATAAAATTTCGACAGATATTAAATCTTTTGACAAGAAAATGCCAAGCCAAGTTCAATTTATGATAAGAAATGTGTTTTTATCAAAGTTTGAAGGCAGTCAGGAAGATAGGGAGATCTTAAGCTTTCTACTAACGTTGTTGATTGTTGCCGTTTGTGTAGTAAACGACGATACCTATATCACTACCCACTCCCTTCCATCAGGGAGTTATTTAACATCAATAGTTGCAAGTATGGTGACATTAAGTTATACTGCTATGTGGTATGATTATGAGCTTAAGAAGAAAGGGTTACAGCCTTCTGTCTATCAATTTAGACAGTTTCTGGACCCCGCTACTCTTGGTGATGATTTGCTCATGGCGGTTGTTAGAGGACCTGACATATTTAATGAAGTTACCTTTACTGCATTTCTGAAAACGATCGGATTAGACGCAACAACGTATGACAAAAAGCCTGTAACTCAACCGTTTCAAGACCCATTAAAACTAGAGTTTTTAAAGAGAAACTTTAGGTGGCATCCACAATTGCGACGTTTTGTGGGATGTCTGAACAAACGAACAATGTTCTCGGGTATATCATGGGTCGATTCAACGAAAGATATACTCCAAGTGGAGCAAGATAAGTTAGCATGCTTTCAGAGGGAGGCATATCTGCATGAAGATTATGAAGATATGATCAACGAACTTGAAAAAGTATGTCAAAGGCGTGGAGTTCCACTTAAAAGATTGCCCGAGTCTTACCTTTATGAGATATTCTCATCAAATGAGGTACCTTATGACGATAATACTTGGATGATCAAAGTCGCAGAGATTAATTAGGTTTTGGTGATTTTACGTAAAACGAAAAATCACGGTAGTGAGTTAAACAGTTCTAAGGGTTGCTAGCCCGCTAGGAACTTACCACCAACAACGACACTAGCAAGGTCAAGACAGGGAGTTTAGTGCGTCTCCTTGTCGTTAAAATCGTACTACACAACAACAAGACAATCAAGATGTAAATACAAAACAATTAATTGACCAGTTTTATTCAACGGTCAGAACACGCACAGCCATAGAAACACCAACGATCTATGGCCAAATGCCAAACAAAGGTATCTCGCTAAGTCCATTACAAGTCAATACAGATGCCATTGTAAAGAAACCCATTTTTATTAAAAATTTCACATGGTCTAATACTCAAGCGCCAGGGACCGTTCTTGGCACAATCAATATACCTGATGATTTTATTACTTCAAATACGCAATTATCATACCCATTTAAGATGACCACATATTTTCGAGCTAAAATGAAATTCCAAATACAGACAGCTGGTACAATACAGCATCAAGGTATTTTACTTTGTGCTGCAATGCCACCAAATGTTACTATTCCGTCATCAATAAATCCTAATTTTAATTATTTACTTAGCGCGCCTCATGCATTTGTTAAAGCATGTGAGTCGACGCCTGTTATGATAAATGCACCTATGTATGTAAATGCAAAGGTTGCATCTACTGCGACAGCTGTGTCAAATACATATGCTTATAACGGAGCGTCTGGAGGAGGGCAAGTTACAATGTTACCAATAGTAGTTTTGAATCAATTAGCAGCACCAACTGGTTCTTCTGGATCCGTTGATGTTTCAGTACACGTGTTTTTTGAGGATATTGAGTTCTTTGTACCTCGTGCTGAAGTTACTTGGTTGACGCTTCCAACTACGCGAATAGTTGAAGCACAATCATTGGCTCAATCAGCAACGAGGGCCATTGATGGCGTTTTTAGCCTCACCAAGACTTTCTTGGGTGATGCTTTAGACGCTGTTAGAGGCACTTTAAGAGCATACACAGGACTCCATAGCCCCAAACAACCTAAAGTAGACAATAAAAATTACGTAGTAAGTAGAGTTCCACTTAATCTTAGTGATTCACCATTTCATGGTGAGTTATTAGACCCTTATTCAGATTTTCAGCACGGTTTATGTGATGATTGGTATTTCAAGACTGATCATGACGAAATGGATATAAGTTATATACTCAGTAAGCCACAATTTATAGGTAGTTTCAATGTAAGATCCACTAATGTCTCAGGAGATTTGTTGTTTTCAAGACCCATCACTCCATTTATGGAGTCAGGGGCCTTTTTCTCAACAATGCATAGTAAGTTAGCAGCAATGGCGACACATTGGGCAGGAGATATGGAGATTATTCTTCAACCGTCCAAAAACATGTTTCAGTTTTTCAAGCTACAGGTCGTTCGAAGTTACTTGTGTGATTACAGAGCAATCTCACAGTACCCAAAAATGACTGATGTAACAGGCTTGATGGCAGAGACTTTGGAGTTTTCTGGACAGGAAGTTAAGACTGTAACTCTTCCTTATATGTCACCATTTGTTCACTTGCCTCTCTCAACCGACTGGGAGGTTAATGCTCTACAACATGGAATCTATTATATTTATTTGTTGCAAGAACCAGCAATCGGCGACAATGCGCCGTCGACAATCGAATTTAACGTTTATTTACGTTGCAAAGAAAACTTTCAGCTTTTCGGTGCTTCCAATTTAACGTTTCAACCGTACCCACCCCCAACTTTAGCAATAAGGGGGTTGCGTATGGTAGAAGCGCAATCAGGAGGAATCATTGATAATGTTGAAGGTCAAATTACGCAAGGAGATGAAAAGTCTGTCACGCCTAACATAGTTTCCATTCGTCCGTTAGTACATGTTAGAGATCTAATTAGAAGATTTCAACATCTAGACACTTTCACTCTTACTACAAGCACAGGATCAGCTACGACTTATGAGTGGGATGTTGCAACACTTATTGGAGGTATCGGTCTCCCTGATAATGATACTAGTTTAAAACCAATCCAGGTCTTAAGAAAATGTTTCTTAGGATGGAGAGGTGGATTACGTTTCAAAATCAAGGCGATTGGTGCCGATAATATTCAAGTTGTCTTCAAACCACCTGGGCCGTATGTCCATTCTGATAGTGGAATAGTAGGAATGAAAGCTACGCAAGTATTTACGAACAATACGGAGACAGATGCTATTTGGTATGAAAATTTGTTGTTTGATGCGCAGGATTGTCCTATGTTAAATGCTCAAGAAGCAGCTAATTATGTGCCGCCGCTTGCATCTGGACCGTACAACATCGGAACTGACACGCAGGGAAATGGGGTTGTTGTAGCAGATGTTGAAATACCTTACTTGAATGGACTAGATTTTGTTGGCTCTGAATCGTTAAATTACGATACAACAGCAGACAATGTAACGAATTATCGTGATTCGTTGGGTTCAATCATAGTAACAGTAAATCCGCAAACGTTATATGATCCTCATGGAACCGCTTTATCAGTTAGTGATGTAACGGTACAGGTGTGGGCCGCCGCAGATGATGCAGCTAGGTTGGGAATGCAAGCCGTGAATTATCCGGTTAGCACTACTAACTATGTGTCTTTAACAGCAGGTCAGCTTGTGCAACTGACACCTTATAATTATTCTGATATATCTTATGTTAGTGCTTTGCCATACTCTGTGGCTCCAGCAGCATATTATCAACGTTAAATGTACAAATGTAAATAATTTTATTTTATTTTATTTTATTATTATATTTATTTATTTTATTTATTTTAAAACCCGCGAAGGTTTAAAACGCAACTGTTTTATTAATTTACAGTTTTCACACAAAATTATTCGTCAACTAAAGACCAGTTGATGTAACG